TTCGGGGAGAGCAAGGTCATCCGTGAAGACGGCGCCAGCATCCAGGAAGTGACCGCACTGACCATTCGAGGCTTTGACCTGGTGGCGCAGCCGTCCGATCCCAACGGGCAGGTGGTGGAAAGCGCTGGGTCGCAAGACGTACAGGAGGCAACTACTGTGACTGAGGAAGAGAGGAAGGCCCTGGAGGAAGCTGCCCGCAAGGCGGCCCAGGAGCTCGAGGAAGCCAAGCAGGCGCTGGCCGCGCAGGCAAAGACGCTGGAGGAAGCGCAGCGCGCACAGGTCGAACTGGCCGAGCGCAAGGCGCAGGAAGCGGTCGAGGCCGCCATCACCGAGAGCACCAAAGACCTCAAGTATGGCGACGGGCTGAACAAGCTCTTCGTCGAAGCGGTCCGGGCGGCCAAGCCGGCGACGCCCGACGCGGTCAAGGTACTCATCGAGGCCAAGCGCCGCGAATACGACGGTATCGCCACGGCGGCCAAGCTGGCCAGTATGGGGCGCGGTGACATCCAGATCGCCGGCCCCGTCTTCGAGCGGGAGACCGGACGCCCGGAATTCACCCGCGCCGCGTTCGACTTGAACGAATCGCTGGTCAAGGCGGGCGAGGGTCATCGGCGTGACGTGGTGAAGGGGGACAGCCTGGCGGAAATCTTCACGGCCCGTGTGCTGGAACGCTTCGACCGGCAGCACCAGGCCAAGCTGTTGGTCGAGAGTCGCATGTTCGAGGAAGCCGAGCAGACCAGCGATCTGAACCTGCCCTACTCGGTGGCGCGTATGCTCATTGAGCAAGCGTACCCGGAACTGGTGGCAGCCAACGTCTACGATTTCGGCGCGACCGACATGTCGCCCGCCCGTGTGTACTACGAAGCGTATGCCGGCGAAAGCGGAGCGAGCGTGACCGTCACCGACGAGGTCGTGGCCATGTCCCTGGCGGGTTGGGTGCAGTTGGCCAACAAGCGCCTGCGGCCGGGCACGGTCGTGCTGACCAACAGCGGCGCCACCGTGACCTACGTCGAAGGTACTGACTACGTGGTGGACTACGAAGAGGGCAAGGTGCTCGCCATCGCCACCATCACCGAAGCGCAGTCCTGCAAGATCGACTACGTCGCCGACGCCTTCCGCAAGGGCGAGATGGCCGAGATCGAGCGGGCCAAGAACACGCTGACCTACGCCACGCTGAACATGGAAGCCGACCGGCTGGCCATGCAGATCAGCCGCGAGGCGATTGTGTTCAGCCGCTCGCAGCTCAGCTATGACGCGGTGACCCGCACGCTGGGCAACCTGGCCCGGCTGGTGCGCCGCAAGATCGACAAGGACATTCTGTACAAGGGGCTGGCCGCGTCGCTCAAGCAGGCGAACAACAGCGGCGGCACCTGGACAGCGGCCAGCGATGCCGAGAGTCTGCTGGTCAAAGCGTTGGGGGTGGCCAAGACGAAGGTCTACAACCGCAACTATGTGCCGACGGCCTTCGTCATGTCGCAGACAAACGCCGACCGTTTGTCCAACTGGGACGGCTTCAAGCGCGACGGGTTCCCGAACGCCGTGCTGAATGCAGCCGGGTTCGCCGGCGGGCTGAAAGGGTTGCCGGTCTTCGCTTCGACCGAGTACCCGGACGGGTGGATTCAGGTGGTGCACCGTGAGTTGATCGCCCACCGGGTCTATCAGGCCATGACCTTCTTCGGCCCGTTCCCCAGTTACAGCAACGGTAAGTTGGTGGGTTCGGAGCAGTACTATGTTGAAGAGTTCAACGGCTCGCTGATCACGGTGCAGGAGAAGTCGGCGCACGTGAAGGTCGCCTGACGTAGGCAGGCAGCAGAATGACGGGGGAGGCGGGCAACTGCCTCCCCTTGACCCAAGAGGCAATATGGCTGAGACAACACTGATGATCGTGCAGTACCAGGGGGCGGGGCCGCTGAGCGTCAACCACGACACCTGGTATCCCGGCGAGACGCACACCGTTACGCCCAAGCAGTATGCGGCGTTGTGTGCAGAACACGGCGCGGAGGCATTCGCCGTGCAGGGTACGCTGACGGCAACGATTGCGCCGGTTGCCGTCGAAGACCCCGACGGGGTTGATGCCGTCGAACCGCTGCGCGTGACGGTCGAGCCACCCAAGCGCAGGGGCAAATGAGCACACCGCTAACGCTGCTGACGGCGCAGTTGGAGCAAGCCATCGCCGCGCGGGACGGCGTGCCGGCCAGCTACACCGAACTGGTACAAGCGGCCATCTGGCAGCTATCCACCGACGTGCCGATGGTGCGCCAGGCGACGCTCAACGTGGTAGCCGGTACGGCCACCTACACATTGCCGGAAGATTTCCTGCACGTGATTGCGCTGACCGTGCCGACCAGCGAAAATGGGGTCATCGTTGGCGACGGCAAGCTCGTCGCTGCGCCGTCTGGCTGGGATGAGCAATACTACATCGCCGGCAGCGAAATCACATTCGACCCGATACCGACTTACGCCATGGCGCGCACGCTGCGCTATGCGGCCGCGCATGTGCTGGATGCCAACGGCATGTACCCGCGCTTGAACGCCAATGGCGCCCGCATAGCGCTCTTGTACGCACAGTACCTGGCCCTGCAAGAGCAGGCTGCCGCTGTGGCCGGCGATGGTTGGAGCTACAAGATCGGTGACGAAGCGGTCGACAAACGCGGTCAGGGAAGCGGCATTCAGACGCAGGCGGCTGCCCTCCTGTCTAGCTACCAGAACGCCGTCAAGGGCCTCAAGGGCTACGGAGCGCAATACCGGCACAGCGTTACGTTCGATGGGGCGGTGGAGGTGTAGCGTGCTGACTGACGCCGACCGTGCCCGCATGCGGGCCGATTTGACCGCGATCCGGGACGACCGGGCGGTAAACATTGTCATCCGGCGCAATGGCGTCATGCTGACGGCACAGACGGTGCGCATTGCCCGCAGCGGGCAAGGGCGGTCACTGGTCAGCGACTCGGACGGTCTACAGGCGGCTGTGGGCATGGTAACGGTGTTGGGCGCAACGACACTCAACATTCAACCGGGTGACCGCTTCACGGCCGCGACTGTGTTGTATGAGGTGATTGCGGTGCACCCGCATCGAGACGCCGGCATCATGGCTGAGGCGAGGATGGTGCAGTAATGCCGGCTTCTGCACGGATTCGATGGACACGGCCGCCGGACGAATTGGCGAGGGCCATCGAGCGCTATGGAGATCGGGTGTTGCAAGCGGTGGCTGCCGTGGCGCAGTATGCCGCCACGCAAATGCAGAATGATGCAAAGGCACAGGCGGCGTGGACGGATCGCACCGGCAACGCACGCACCGGTTTGTTTGGCACCAGTGAGGCCGACTTCGGAGCGAAGATCGTCACCATCTATCTGAGCCACGGTGCCATCATCGATTATGGCGTGTGGTTGGAACTGGCCAATTCGGGTCGATATGCGGTCATCATGCGTACCATGCAGGCGCACTATCAGCCGCTCATGGATATGTTGAAGGAGATTTTCCAGTGAGACGAATCACCGCCGCGCTTTTGATTGCCATCGCTTTGTTGTTGTGGCTACCAGCCGTGGTCGTGGCCCAAAACGGCTACACCTGCACGTGGACGCAGGTGGCGGGCGGTTTTCGCCTCGACTGCCGTGCGGCCAGCGCCACCCGCACGCCGACGCCGACACGCACGCCAACTGCCACGGCCACCGCGACCAGGGTGCCGTCAGCCACCTCGACGCCGGTGCCGCCGACGGCGACGGCCACCTCGACGCCGACGCACACACCTGTTGCCAGTACGGCAACACCGGTACCGGTTGGTGACACATTGATTGCCGTCCCGCTGCTGGATGTGCCGGCAGGCAATACAGCACTCGACGCCAACAATCGGGCGCTGACCTGGTTCGGCCAGGTACAGCCGCCGGCCAACAATCACGTGCAATTGCGCCTGGTCGGCATGCAGGACGGACTGATGCTCTACGCGCAGATGCTGCGCCAGCACCCGGTCGTTGGTGAGGCGCTGCACTTCACTATCGGCGATTACGCGACCGAGGTTGCGTATCCTGGCTACACCGGGGTATTCAACGGTTGGGAAATCGGCCAGCGCTGCGGCGCAGGCGATTGCCGCGGCTGGACGGCTGACACCCTGATTCCCTGGACGGCCCTGGGCGGCCGGCCTACGTTCGGCGCCCGCGTGCCTTTCAGTGCTGAGTACGCTGGGGCAACCCTGGCTGGGCAACTGCACTGGGGCGAGACTGCACCGGCTCCGTCGATTGAACAGGCCACCGGGGTCATGGTGGCGCCGCTGCTGGAGGACACAGTAGTCGGCGGCGACTCGGTGTGCGGCGACCCGGATTGGCCGAGTTATCACCCAACCTGGGGCAGTACGCCGCGTTGGGGAAGCTCGCCACACGTGCTAGTCGAGAATCAGTGGGACGTGGCCGACTGGCCGTGCTACAACAAACTGCTGATGCGTGCCGACCTGTCAGCCCTGCCAGCCGGCGCCAGGGTCATCAGCGCAACTGTGGAGTTGGCCCGCTTTGGCCAGATGGGCTATGCCTGCGGCTACTGCATCGACCCGGCGACCGGCAGCAACAACGGCACGATGGACACAATCGTGCAGATTTTTGACTACCCGGCGCCGTGGTCGGAGTCTACCGCTACCTGGGACACAACCCAGTATCCTGGCCCGCCGATGCATCGCATTCTGACGGTGCCACTGCCGGATGATGGGCAGGAGGGTCGTAGCTACGCTGCCAACCCGCTACCTGAATTCTGGGACATCACTGGCCCGGTGCAGGCTGCGTTGGCGCGCGGCGACTCGACGGCCAGCATCCTGGCGGCGACGGGAGCCGGCCAGTATCACAGCGGGAAATACTACTATTCAACCGAGGGGCGGGTGGCTCCGATTGTGAGGATTGCGTATGTGGATAGTGACGACACTGGAGGGCGGCCAACGGTACAGCCTACTTCAACCGAGACTGCTACATTTCCACATGTACCGACCGCAACGCCTATCAATCCGACCGTCACGCCGATGCCTACAGCTACTATCGCAGCGCCTACCGCCACGCCGCAGCCTAGCGCAACGGCAACGCGCCAGCCTACACCGACGCCGATACCTCCTGTCGGCACAGGCCGCACCTACTACATGTCCACTACCGGCAGCGACAGCGCAGTTGGCACCCTGGCCGCCCCCTGGGC